CTTTGAATACTCGGTTGTTATCGAGGACATCATTGCTACTCAGGCTCTTAACAGCCTACGCCGTTTCACCACTGATGATGCTGGTTATGCTCTAGGTAAGCAGACTGACCAAGACATCTCTCTGTTGTGGTCTGGTTTCCAGTCTGGTGATGCTGCTGCTAACACCATTTGGGATAGTGCTGTAGAAGGTGGAGATGGTACTACCCTCTTCTCTGATACCGCTTACACTGGTTCAAGTGCTATCACTGATGCTGGTATCCGTAAGATGATGCAGACTCTTGATGACGAAGACGTGCCTATGGATGGTCGTGTTATGGTCATCCCACCTGTTATGCGTAATACCCTGATGGGTCTTGCACGCTTTACCGAGCAAGCATACACTGGTGAGACTGGTGCTGGTAATACCATTCGTAATGGTAAGATTGGTGACATCTATGGTATGGAAGTGTTCGTATCTACTAACTGTCCTTGGGTATCTATTGACAATGCAGGTTACGCTTCTGCTGCTGATATGTACACTGGCTTTGGTGGTTCTGTAGCACCTTCTACTACTGCGACTGACCGTCTTGGTAATGCTGCTGAGATTGGTGCTAGTGCTGTTACAGCTCACCGTATCGGTGCTATCTTCCATAAGGATGCACTTGTCCTTGCGGAGCAGCTTGGTGTTCGTTCACAAACTCAGTACAAGCAAGAGTACTTGGGCAACCTCCTCACCTCTGACTGCATCTATGGTGTAGCTGAGTTGCGTGATGCTGCCGGTGTGGCTTTTGCCGTACCTGCGTAGCAGATAGGTAATTGATGATGGCTCCCTTCGGGGAGCTTGACTCATACTAATATGAAAATAATCAATACAGTAACAAAAGAAGTCGATACCGTTAATAATGCACAGGCATCACGGGTTATCGCACGAACAGATGGTTTATGGGTGCAATACGATGAGACACTCCATAAGCCTAAGCCTCCTGTTAAGAAACAGGTTGTAAAGAAGAAACGTGTAACTAAGAGGAGCAAGTAGTCATCACTTATCTACAGATTGTTAATAAGGTTCTAATACGACTCCGAGAGTCTGAGGTATCTAGTGTAAGTCAGAATACATATAGTAAGCTAGTTGGTGAATTAATTAATCAAACTAAGCGTGAAGTAGAGGATGCTTGGAATTGGTTGCAACTAAGAACCACTATTCAAGCAGCTACAGAGTCAGGGACTATCCGATACACCCTCACAGGGGCAGGTAATCGTTTCCGTCTACTTAGTTCCTTTAATGACACCTCTGACCAAGAGATGAGCTTAATCCCCTCTAAACAGATGACACAGCTATATACAGGGGGTACAGTTAATACAGGAAGCCCTCTACAGTTTGACTTCAATGGTAGTGTAGGTGGAGATGTAAACGTAGATGTATACCCTGAGCCAGATGGAGTGTATAACCTTAACTTTGACTTAGTAGTCCCACAGGATGATTTATCAGATGATGAGACTATCCTCTCTGTCCCAGAATACCCTGTAATCCTCGGAGCATATGCTAAGGCTGCTGCTGAGCGGGGTGAGGATGGTGGTTTCATGTTTGCAGAAGCAGAGAGTAACTATCAGAAAGCATTATCAGATGCTATTGCTATTGATGTGTCCTATAACAGTACAGAGCTTTATTGGGAGACTGTATAAATTGCCTAAGCAATTATTGACCCTAGGTATCACCTCTCCCGGAGGGCATGGCCTTAATAAGCAAGTCTCAGGAGGCATCCTACCTCCCGGATGGGCTACTGAGGCTGATAACATCGTATTTGATGACAAGGGTAGGCTCTCTAGTCGTAAAGGTCACCAGCACAGACACGCTAACACGCTAGGGGCTGACTTCCAGACACTACATGAATATGTAGATACTAACGGTAATAAGCTGATTATAGGTAGTGCTGATAACAAGATATACAAGCTAGTAGGGTCAACTACTACAGACATCTCAGGTTCAATCACAACTCCTACGGGAGATAACTGGAAGTTCCAGAACTTTAATGGTTCCTGTGTAGGTTATCAATCTGGTCATGCCCCTATCTCCCTTTCAGCAGTAACAGGTACTTTCATAAACGGGACAGGTACACAGTACAATGGGACTGATGCTCTAGCTTCTTATGGTCGTTTGTGGACTATCTACGGAAATGACTTATACTACTCTGACCTCCTTATTAACTCTTATGCTGGGGGTTCGTCTGGTTCCTTTGACCTAGCCTCCTACTGGAAAGGTGGTATGGACGAGGCTGTAGCTATAGCTGACTTCAATGGCTATCTGGTTGTATTTGGTAAACGTAATATCATTGTATATGATAATCCAGATGACCCTACCTCATCTATGTCGATTGTGGAGAATATCTCAGGTATTGGTTGTATTGCTAGAGATACTGTTCAGAGTACAGGGGATGATATTGTATTCCTATCTGCTGATGGAGTAAGAACACTTAGTCGTGTAATTCAAGAGAAGTCTATGCCTATTGGTGACTTGTCTAAGAATAACAAAGACTACATAATGAAGTATGTTAATGAAGAGACTGAGGGGAATATTAAGGGAGTACACTGTAAGTGTGGTAACTTCTACCTCCTGTCTCTCCCTGATGCTAGTAAGACCTTCTACTTAGACTTCAGACAAAGACTAGAGGACGGTGCTGCTCGTACTACAGAGTGGGATTTAGCTCCTACAGCTATGATGAGCACAATAGATGGTACTCTCTACTTTGGAGCTACCACAGGCCACATCTCAAACTATACAGGTTATCTTGATGGGGTATTGTCTGATGGTACAGGGGGTAGTGGGTACACTATGAACTATGAAGGGGCTTGGAATGATGCTGGGCAGGAAGCCTCTAGCCTACTAAAGATACCTAAAAGTCTTAAATATACCCTCTTAGGCGGTAATGGTCAAACAGCTACAATCAAGTGGGCATTTGATTATGAGGAAACCTTCTACCTTTATCAAATAAGCATAGATGCTACTACTGGCTCTGAGTGGGGAGTAGCTGAGTGGAACATAGGGGAATGGTCAGGTGGTGTGGTTTTCAATAAGCTACAAGCTAGTGCTAGTGGTACTGGTCAAGTATTCAAACTTGGATTTACAATAGACGTTGAAGGTGCTGCTGTGTCTATTCAACGTATTGATATGAAGCTCAAAACAGGAAGAACTGAATAATGTCAGATTATAGTAGAAGTATTGATTTTACCGCTAAAGATGCACTAACCACAGGCGACCCTAATAAGATTGTTAAAGGGTCGGATGTGGACTCAGAGCTTGATGCAATAGGTACTGCTTCTGTGACTAAGGCTAATAAGTATCCTCCCGTAGCTTCTGGGAATGTGGCTGTCCTTAGTGCAGCAGGAGACTTGGTAGATGGCTTAGTTACCTCAACAGAGCTAGGTATCCTAGATGGGGTTACAGTCACTACAGCGGAGCTTAACCTCCTAGATGGAGTTACGGCTACCACAGCAGAACTCAACACAATGGATGGTATTACTGCTTCTGTTGTAGAGCTTAATCTAATGGACGGAGTGACTGCGACTACTGCTGAAATTAATATAGTTGATGGTATAACAGCCACTTTAGCGGAGATTAACCTGTTAGATGGAGTAACCGCGACTACTGCTGAAATTAATCTGTTAGATGGGGTTACAGCTACGACAGCGGAACTAAACATCCTAGATGGTGTTACAGCCAGTGCAACAGAGCTTAACCTCATGGATGGTGTTACTTCAACTACAGCAGAGATTAATATTCTAGATGGCGTTACTGCAAATGCCTCAGAGATAAATGGACTTAGTGGGCTTACAGCCACATCTACAGAGTTGAATCATTTAGACGGTATCACAGCCACCACTACTGAGTTAAACTATACAGATGGTGTTACTTCGGCAATACAAACACAGTTAAACAGTAAAATCACCTCACCAGCAGCACAATCAAATATTGATTCAAGTGCTGTGGGGCAGGCTCAACTCAAGACCACTACAGGAGAGGTATCAAAATCAAGTGCAGCTGGGACTCTTACGGCTCCGGGGGGTGAGTATGCATTTAACGCCATGTATAAGAATACACCTTACTCGGCAAGCACGATTTCAGGAAAGGAGTATTACGAGAGGACAGAAGTAAACGCAACATATATCAGGGAATTTGTACTTAACCCAGCGAGTCAGGTAGGTAATACGGTCTACGCGCAAGAGAGATATATCCAAGCCTCCCCACCTTATGATTTGGGGGATGGCGAGATTCCATTATTTATCTTTGTTGAGATAACACCAAGCGGGGAAGTGGTTGGAGTATACGAGGCTCCAGAAGCACCTTGGCACTATAACGGCCCCACAAATATTAAAGCCAACTTCTACAAAGATGGTAAAGGCTATCAGGTGCGAAAGGATGCTTTTGATATTGACGCAGGGATGGTTGCCGCAGGGCATCCCACTGGGCTAACTAAGGTATCAGCAAAGGCGTTAAGTATGCTTGCATATCAAGATTATCACTTGGCTTTTAATTCTGCTCAAAACATTGAGGTTGAAGTGACTCAGGTTATTAAAAATGCAGATATGGCGATAATCCCAAGACCAATGGAGCCAGGTGCAGGTAACACAGTTATCATGCTAGACCCTGTTGCTGATTTAACCGCAAGCCTATTTGAAATGAAAAAGCATGATGGATTCAGTATTAATGAACTATTACATGAAGGTGATTTAATCATTACTAGCGAGGTTGTTAGGAACAGTCCAAGAGGTGTCCCTGTTCACGGATACGTTTGGAGATAGAATGACTAACTTAGCAATAGTTGATTATATAAGCAATACTCATATCACCAATGAGGTTGCCCTAAGTGATAAAGAGGGTCGATTAGCTACTAGAGCTAAGATTGAGAACTTTGAAGTATCCTTCCAGAAAGCTATGGGAAGTGAAACAGGAGATATGGAAGAGTTAAATGAGAATGGGCTTGATGAATACTTTATCGGAGGAGCATACACTCGTTCTCTTTTCATACCAAAAGGTACAGCTATTGTTAGTAAACTTTGGAATAAGCCTCGACTATGGATTATTGCTACAGGTGAAGTTACCTTTGTAACGGAGGTAGGTAAGAAGAGGATTAAAGCTCCTTATGTAGCAGAGGCTCCTTACGGGTCTAAGGTTACATTATATGCACATGAAGATACATTGTGGTTTGCTGTTACAGGCTCAGATGCCACCAATTCAGAAGAGATAGAGGAAGAGATTGTGGCTAAAGATTATTCAGATTTAAACTATCCTTGGGATAAGTTAGAAGATATGACAGGAGATTTAGTATGAGTTGGGTAGGTATCGGAGGAGCAGCCGCTAGTGCTGTAGTTAGTAATGTTATGAGCGATGGAGTGGGTGGTGCTCCTACGGCTACACAAGTAGCAGCAAGAGACCCCTATGCAATCAGTGGAGGACTATTTGATACCTCTTTTGAAGATGGGCAAGCTACTATCGCAACAGACCCTCGCCTACTACAGGGTATCCAAGGTCAATTCTTAGGTCAAGCAGGGCAATACGCAGGGGCAGGTGTAGACCCTGCACTACAAGCCCTCTCACAGCAATCTATGGGACTAGGCGGACAGTTCCTAGGGCAAGCAGGACTACCTCAAGCTAGTGGTATGGCTGCTATCCAACAGGCACTACAGCCTACTACAGCAGGGCAGACTGCTCAAGACCTAGCCATGCAGCAAGGGGTCTTAGGAGCCGCTGGTGAGCAGTTCGTACAAGGTGCAGGGGCCTTTGACCCATTTGGTGCTGCACAGACTCAGTATGGCCGTATGGAGGCTATGATGGCCCCTGCTAGAGAGCAAGAGCGTATGGCTCAAGAGTCTCGCCTATTCTCACAAGGTCGCTTAGGTTCTACAGGGGGTGCTCAACAGCAGCAAGCCCTAGAAGAAGCCTTTGGTCAACAACAACAACAGAACCTAGTATCTTCACTGGGGCAAGCTCAGGCTATTCAAGCACAAGGTGTAGGACTAGGGACACAGCTAACCTCTCAAGACCTTGCTCAGAGGCAGATGATGGGTGGCTTAGGTATTAGTCAAGCTGGTCAGGGTATGCAGCAAGCAGGTATGTTTGGTGATGTTGGGTTCGGACTAGAGAACTTAGGGATACAACGTCAACAAGCTATGGCAGGACTAGGAACTCAATTAGGAGCCTTTGGAGCTTCTTCCCCACTACAGCAACAGCAACTACAGCAACAGCTTGCTACAGGTGCTCTCACAGGTGCTATGGCTCCAGAAGAGTTAGCTATGGAGCAATTAAGGGTAGGGGGTGCTCTAGGAGGAACTACTCAGACTACTACAGGAGCAACTCCTATGAGTAGTCGAGAGCGTATGGCTATGGGTCTTGAAGGAGCTGCTGTAGATATGTTTGGTAATGCTATACAAGGTGCTGATTGGACTACTGCCTTTGGGCAAGAGGGTGCCTATATGAACCCTAATAGTGGTGCCTATAATCCTGCTGCTTTTACTAGCGGAGGCGGTGAAGGTGGTACTTGGGATAAACCGGATTGGAGTTAATTAAGATGGCAGATTCATTTACAGGAATGTTTAGTACACCAGAACAGGTATTAGCTGCTGAGAGGCAAGCTAGGATGGCTCAGACAGACCCTAGAGCTGCTTTAGGAGCTAAGTACCAAGAACTAGGCCGTACTATGGGTGGTGGTATTGGTGGTATGTTTGGGGCTGCTCCACAGGAGTCTACGGCGGTACAAGGTGCTCGTACTGCTCAAGAGGCGATGCAGGGTCTTGATACGGCTGACCCTCAGAGTTACTTTGAGATAGCTAAAAGACTTAATGAGGGGGGTCTGACTAATGAGGCTCTTAAACTAGGTAAGATAGGCAATGAACTACTTAATCAGCAAAAGACCGCTGATGCTAAAGGCAGAGGGCGTGGTGATTATTGGACTCATGAGAAGTTTGTAAAGGATGGCGTTACCGTATCTGTCCCTTATAACCACCGCACTAACGAATACGATTGGAGTGGTCAGAAGTCATTAGTTGCGAATAAGTTACTAGTTGACCCAAGCGACCCTAAGAACCAAGCAGCTATAACTGCTGCTAAGAAGCGTGCCGGTATTAGAGCTAAAGAAGAGACTGATGCTAGAGTAGCCTTACCTGCTATAAAGTCTGATGCTACTTATCTTACAGGCGTAATAGATCAAGTTACAAGCCATCCAGCCTTCTCTGATGTAGTTGGTGCTCCTAGTATTGGTAAGGTTGCTCAATATGTACCCGGCACACCTGAAGCTGATTTCAAAGCACTACAGGAACAGGTTTCTGGTAAGACTTTTATGCAAGCGTATAAGACCCTTAAAGGAGGTGGTCAGATTACTGAGATAGAGGGTAACAAGGCCACAGAAGCTATCCAACGTATGAAAACCTCCACTAGCGAGGTTGCTTATAGGGAGGCCGCTGGTGATTTTCAGAAGGAATTACAGAGGTTTGTAAGGATTTCTGAGATACGGGCTGGTATGTCTCCTGTGAGGGTTAAACTTGACCAAAGAGCTTCCGAGAAGGCTACACAATCCGCTAAAGATGCCAATGGGGATATGGTTTATGAAATTAAGGGTGTATGGCAGTATGCCAACGGTACTAAATACGGAGCTAAATAATGGCCTTACCTGTAGGATTGACTTTAGTAGAAGATAAACGTGTAAAGCAAGGTACTGTTCCTGCTGGATTAACCTTAGTAGAGGGCATGGGTGGGGAAGAACCAGCACCTACTACTCAGGCTGAACAAGTAGATACTGACGAGACATTCGCACAGCTTGAAGAGGGCGCTTTAGATGGAGAGTATTCTTCTGACACTGAGCTAAACCAACGTATAGCTCAAAGGGGCTATAACCGTCTTCAAATCGAGGAAGCTAAAGCTAAAGGTGAGGTATCTGCTCCTGTAGCTGGGTTCCAGAAAGCAGGGCAGTTACTAGGTGCTGGTTTTGATATAGCAGGGAAAGAGCTATCTGATACAACTAAAGGTATCGCTGGCTTGGCCTCGGCTGTATATGATGCTGCTCCCGACTTCTACAAGGAGGCTGCTGAAGGTGTTGGTAGTACTATTGGCTCAGAGGTGTACGACCTACAGAAGAAGCTAGGTGTAGATGAGGTATTATCTAAGGGAGGTAGGAAACTCACGGCTTGGTGGGATAGCTTAGATAAGCAGACTCGTAGAAACCTACACGCTACTGGTCTTATTGGCTCATTAATACCTATCCGTCAAGTAGGAGCAGGTATGGGTGAGGGATTAAGTAAGGTAGTCGCCCCTATTAAGACAAAGCTAGTAGAAGGATTAGCTAAGGAGAGGGTGAACGATGCTATTGATTTTGTACGTCCTCATCTATCTGGTAGATATGAAAGGGAGGCATTAAAACGTACCCAGAAGGGTATCTATACCCCTACCCCAAGAGAGAAGGAGATGGGTGAGTTAGTTATGGACCTTAAAGGCTATAAAGTCAAAGGTAATCCTGTAAACAACAAGGATGCTGTACTAGATGCTCTAGGTACTAGAAACACAAAGCTAACTGCTGATGTAGCTAGATATGGTTCTGAAGTACCTCCTACTAGGCTTAATGATATTGATAATGCTGTATCTCAACTGGTTAAGGACAATGCTGACTTCGTAGGGGTTAGTGAGAAGGTTCCAGCACTACGGATAGCTAAGGTTAGCCAGATGCTCAAATCAAAAGCTGCTGCTAATGGAGGTAAGTTAACCTCTAGAGGAGTGCACGAAGTACGCAAAGAATTTGATAAGATGATAAAGGAAAGGTCTAGTCAGGCTTTTGAAGCAGGGGGCAAGCAGTTCGACCCTATCCTTAATACTGATATGGTGATTCGTGACAAACTAAATGATATTGTTGACGCAACTACTTCTGTAAATGTCAGTAATACACGCAGAGAGATTAGTAGTCTTATCACTGTATCTGATAATGTGGTTAGAAAGGTACAAAAGAGGCATGACGATGTATTAACGGGAGTCATGGATCA